GGTTGCGAGTGCAACGCTGCACCAGTCAACCTTACGCCGTGCCTTGACGCGCTTGGGTGCAGGTTGTTGCCACTGCGGCGCCTTACTCATGGGCACCAGTTCAAGGTTTGCGGCGCCCTCGCTTTTGTGGTCTCTCATGCTGCGCCCCTTGCACGTTGCATCGGCTTGGGTTGAAAGGCCGTAGGCGCTGGGCAATCCTTGCGCGGCCTTTGGTCGGGTTTGTGCATGCTGCCCGGGTTGCCCGTACTACGGTTGACCCACACATCTGAAGTCTTGCGAATGTCCCTCGCAGGCGCACCGGCTTCTCGCATGCCCTCAAGCCTGGCAAACTTTGCGGCTGTCTTTGCGTATCGGCGACGCTCAGTGATTCTGTCGGCCATGATAACCCATCCTGTTAGCGATGCGGTATTGCATCCATGTGTGCCCCTTAGACCCACATGGATACCGCCCCTTCGGGCGATACCAGGGCCATCTAACCAGGATGGCCCATGTTTTCGCTTTCTGCACCGTGCCCCTGTTATTAGACAGGGAAGCCGCGTTAACGGGGTGCCACGATACGCCCTAGCTTTGGAAACCAACGAGGTTCCGCCACCTTGACCACGTACCGGCCTATCGATCCCTATTCTGCGGCCGGGATCTTGCTGGCCTGCCCATTCTTTATGCCGGGGCACTGCGACCGGTCGGGCTTTGTGCTCTACCGTTACCGGCTTCGCCTTCTACCTGATCTGCCCACTAGCTTACCGCCTAGTGTGCGGGTTGCATCCCTTTCGGTCTGCGAGTGCAGCGCCTTGCACGCTGTTGGTTTCTCTAACTTGGGTTGACTGTAGCACCTTGCGGCCTGTTTGTCAACACCTTTGATCGTTCGCCGCAGTAGGCCGTTAGACCTATGAACATCAGGCGCCTATTCTGGTGTAGCCTGTCTGCCCGTGCCGTTCAATCTGGTGTTCACTGTAGCAGCACTGCGCCACCTTGTCAACCACCTTATCAGCCTCGACCAACTGCGCTAGATACTGCATGAGCTTAGGCACTAGGCCCTCTGTCTGTTGCTTCTCTAACCGTTTCGGGTTCGTTGTTGATCCGATGAATGAACTATGCCCGGGAGTGCAGAGGAAAGCCAATTGATTGTGTCTATCGACTACCAATGATTGATAGGTGCCATCGCTAACCTGTTGATTTATAAGGCTTAACTTAGAGTATCCCTAGAAGGATAGAAGGAAGGACCGAAAAGGACCGACTGAGAGACTGAGAGGCAAGCCCCGACGTATCAAGTGTCGGAACCCATCAGAGAGGGAACATAGAAAGCAATAGACAGGATGAACAATGTATGCCATGATAGAGACTCACAACACATGAGGTTGATATGCTGAATAGAACAAAGCTGCAACAGTTGGCAGAGCAACATGGGATGGATTGCGAGAATGATGACGAGTCCGTGTGGCTACTGGTGCCGATAGCATTCAGCTCAGAGTCAGAGCGTATCGAGTGCAAGACTGTGCAAGACATGCGGATCGCACTGGGCTACTGATGTAGTGCGGTAGAGTGCCCAGCGAAAGAAACAGACCCGCAAGGCATGGCCGAGGTATGAGACAAAAGAAACAGATACCGCACTCCCTCGCATCACTTGACAGACCTGCTAGACCATGCCATGATGCCACCAGATCGACGCACAAGGCCCGATTAGCACCTAGGGCAGGCTAGGGTAGCCAGATAGGTACTAGGGCCCCAGAGCCGCTGATGCTTGACTGGGCAACGAGTCCTACACGCGGGATCGCGTTCCCTAGACGCGCGTGACATCGTGCAGGCGCGAGGGTGCCATGGGGGCGGTGAAATCGCGGGCGGGTCGGAGGGTGTCTCACATGAGCACGCCAGAATCGAGTGCGATAATGCACTCGCAATCTGACGTACCACTGAGAAATTTTCTACCTACCCAGTGCTTACGGCTGCACTACCAAGGCTGCATCGATTTTGTCAATGACTGCATGGATCAGCGCATGGCATGCAGCGTCTTGAGTGACGTTGTGCACCTCGCACAGGTCACGGCGTACTGCCGACACCAGCTCCGACAGGCCAGGGGCCTCCTGTAGTTTCGTGGTCTTCTCCATATGTTCTCCTTAAATAAGATTAGTACTGCGTGCGGAACGTGAACGACAACGTACCCGCAGCCGGTGCTGAATCGTACGTTACGGTGATGACGTTAACGTCGAAGCTCAAAGTATGCGGCACACTGCGCGAAAGCGTATTCCGAGTAGTTACAGACACGTCAGACGGAACTGCGCCCATGCCATGCGGGAACGTGAACACGGTCTTAGCGCCATCCGCCGCTACAGTGAAGTTAAGCGGACGGGGTGGGCGTGTACCTCGAATTGGAACAGTAGAGGCCATTGCAGCCTTGATGGCAGCCATGGCGCCATCGACCAACAGGTTCTCGTTGAGGTCCTTATTGTGCACACCATCCGGGGTCCCAGTAGCATCAGCCGCACCGTTAGAGTTCTTCAGGTACGCAATGCCACTGGCGGCAACACCACCATGCAATAGCGCATCCATGTCAAACACGACACGACCGCTTGCGCGGATTCGGGCGTTGAGGGCGACACGTTCAGTCTCCATAGCGAGTGCGTTCGTCTGGTTGACTCCGCCCAAGTTATAGATGTTCTGGATGTACTGGGTTGGCTGTTGCGTCTCCAGGATGACGCCGATACCAAGCTCGTCGCATACCGTCACGCTCTCAAGCACTCGCACCCAGTCTGCTTGGATACCGCCAGGCGTAAACGGCGAGCCTGGTGTGAGAGCATTCAAGTTCTGGCTATGGCACTGGAACGAGACAGTACGTGGAAGGTACTGTCTATTCTTGAGATGCTCAGCAGCCTGGCCCAAGAACCATGGTCCGGCAGTGCCCCCACACGACCAGCAGTCGTAACCATGCACAATACCGCGTTGCTCCGCGTTGAGGGCGCTAATTGCGCGTACCCATGCGTTGGTAGTGAGGCCAGTGGTAGCTGTCCCGATTCTTGTAGAGTCTCCGACACGTGCGTGCGTGGCTGCCTCTTGCGCTGACCGCACTTCGAAGTACGCTGGCATATAGCCAGCGTCCAGGTCGGTGGCGTTATCCCAGTCGGAAGTGGCACCGGCGTAGCGCATGCACCGAAACCTCTGAATACCTGCAACACCCTTCATACCAGTCATACCGGCGTTAACTGCTCCGCGTGGATGTTGGCTGCTGGCCCCACCGCCGCCAGCTTGGATCTGCATGTACAGAACAGAGCCTGGGGCACCATCACGGCGTGCAACAGTAGTGAGGGTCAGCCAGGGCGTAGCTAAGTCAGCGAAGACGCCTGTAGCAGAGCCGTCACCCGGGGCGGCAGGGCAAAACGCAATCATAGGCGTAGGGCCTGAGCCGTCTACGCCTACGTACGAGCCTGTGCTTGCCTGCGAGACGAATGTGGACAGCGTTGTGCCATCCGTCAGTTTTGGGTTGTTGTCAGTGAAATCGGAGCCCGCCGCCACTTGGAACGAGTTCAGGCCGTAGCGTCCATTGCCATTCCCCTGCCCGCCCCCATTACCAGTGTCTGTAAATAAGTCATTGGTGAGATGGGCGCGGATTTGGATAACTGAACCCGGGGTGTGGTTAGTTTCGAGCACGATCCGGTACGTGGAGCTGTATCCGAACTCACCCCAGTTACCGCTGCACCAGCGGAAGCGAAACAGCCCAGTCTTACCAGACTTCACACCGTTATCTGCAAGCACCAGGTTGTACGGGAGTTGCAGAAGAATTTGTTGCGCCAGTTGCTGTACCTCTACAGGCACGGGACCTGGAGGCGCGTTGCTGAACTCGAATGAGTTCACGATAGCATCGGTCACGCTATCGTACGTCTCGATGAACAGGGAAGTACCCCGGCGCGGGAACCGCTGCTTCAAACGGTCCAGGTAACTCAAATCATACGGCATGGCGTACCTCCTTCAGTTCAGAGATTAGGCGTTCACGGCAGTGATCGCGGCAGACACGGCGGTCACTTGCGTGTCCACCTGGGCGGCGGTGTAGTTCCCGGGGAACAGGGGCTTGCCCTCACCTTGGGCGATGCCGCGCAACATGATGTCGAGCTTGGCGACGGCGTTCTTCAGGGTGATAACTTCAGCGCGAGTGGCGGTGCCAGATGCAAAAGACATGGTGGTTTCCTTTCAGTTTGTGGCCGTTTGGCCGAGATGCGACCTGATGGCCGCCTTGTCGTCGTTGCAGCTCCTCAGAGCCGCCTCGTAATCAGTCAGCCCTTGGGCTAGCCCGCTATGCGTGCGCACGTCCACTACTGGACTCTGGCACTCAGCGAGCAATGATTCAGGGACTGACGTTTGTGGCTGAACTGCTGCGCACCCCGTCAGGGATAGCGCCAGCACAGCGAATGCGCTTGCATAGCTCATCTTGTACCTCCTGGGGCACGGGCGCCTCGGCCCAGGCCCGGTTAGACATGAGGGCGGCCCCAAGAGATGCACGCACTGTAGCCGCTTCCTGGGCGCTGGCCGCCCGCTGTTTCTCACGTAGGGCTAGGGTAGCCTGGGTGCGCTTGAGCGCCTCCTGGGCCATCCTGGTGGCTTCCCGTTGTGTAGTGAGTTCCCCACGTAGGTGCATGATGTACGCACCTGATCCCAGGAGAGCGCCCAGCACAGCCGCTACAGCGATAATCCGGTACAAGACAGGCATACTGCCCTCCACTGTTCAAAGGTTGCGCCATGGTCCATGCAAAGGCCCTGCTCGGCCTGCCACTGGTGCACCATCTCGTGCAGCAGCGTAGCCTTGGCCTCGCCATGCTCTAGGGTGTCCTTGATGGATATGGAGTTTGCCCAGCATAGCCCGAGGGTGCCCGGGCCCACGTACTCAGCACGAGTTGGGATGTCCGATAGCGCCCCGCCGAACACTAAGGCGTTCAGCTCGCGGTGCCACTTCTTCAGTGTGCGGCTTGTGACCATGCTGAACACGATTGCTCAAACAACTTGCGCTCGGTGGCCCGGCGAATCACCAGGCCCCGCAACTTCTTCTTCTTGGCGTACACCCAGAGGTCGAACTGCTCAGCGGCCCCTCGGCAGTCGCCAGAGTTCAGCTTGCGCAGCAGGGTGCTGCTATAGAACTTCGTCTCGCCCACGTTGTACACGAAAGATACGAGGGCGTCGTACTGGTCCTGCGTGAGCTTGACCTTGACGCCCATGCTCACCCCACGTCCTGCGTACGTAGCGTCCTCAATGAGGCGCTCCTCGCACTCTGCCAGGGTTGCTGTATAGCCCATGTACACCTTCGACGTGCTACCCCAACAGATAGTTGGAACCTTCACGGCGTCGTAGTACGCTGTGGGCACGAAGCCCTCGTGTTGCTTGATGATCTCAAGGCCCTTGGGACTGGGTAGCAGGGCACTGGCAAGCGCCAGTAACCCCGCACCCAGCATCGCCACCACGCGACCTTGATTATTCATGTAGGATAGCCTCGCGGATCTCCTCCTCACGTGAGTCCTCCTTGGCCTTGTAGTACCAGTTCACGACGAACGTACCAATGGCCGTCAGAATACCTACCCACATAGCGGCCTGCTCAAGGGTGATGCCACCCAGGAACGCCGTGCCGATTCCGGTAAAGTAAGCCCATAGGCTCGAATGCTTTTCCACTTTATCGTCCTTTCTGTCGGCGTTGCGCCCTGTTGTCGATGGTGCGGCGTGTACCGACACTTGAGTGATTGCTCGCGTTGCCGTACCCCATTGGGTCAGCGATGAACAGCTTAACGCTGGATTCGGCACGTGCGGCTGCTGCCTTGTGTGCGTCTTGATCGAGAACATGCTTGAACTCCCGTACGACCCCGGCCATGCACTCAAGTCTGTCGTCATGCGTCAGAGAGTCCCGGTCAGTGGTGATGTTGGCTAGCTGATACCATAGGCTGTACTGCACCCGGACCTCTTGGCCGTGCTGGCGCCCACAGCGCACATCAGCGTCGAACACGCCCTGGTGCACTACCACTCGGTGCCGCTGCATGGCGGACACGAGTGAGTCGATGATGCGCTTCTCTTTCTGTCCGGCGCTGTACTCGCCTGTGACGCACAGCGCCATGTGCTTCAGGTCGTCGGTCTCGTTGAACACGCTCCGCAGGTGAATCTCAAATAGACCGTGGCCCATGTTCGACTCCACCTTGATGCGATCCACCTTGTTCCGGCGCACCGCATTGCAT